TTGTTGTTGTTGCTGGTACACTCGTTGAACCCGTTGTAATAAATGCTGCACCACCACTTGTCGTATAATCAACACTTAGACTCTCCAGAAAACAATTTTTCATTCTAAATAATGAAGTAGCTTTAGATTCTTCATGTTTCCGATTGACAAACATTTTTATATTAAACTCTTCTGGATATGTAAGTGACATCGAAGTGTTTATGTCTCCACCCATTTTGGTCTTTATAGTTTGTGAGCCTCCCTTCATAATGTCCAAAGGACTATTTGGAGCCACATCATCAAAAGCTGGTGTGCCTGGATGCATGTGATATTTAAAGAAATGAACAATATTCTTTATTGTTTGTGCTTCCTTAGCATTTTCTGGTGACATTACATAATTAAATGTAAAGGTACGGAATCCACCAGGCCCAGTATATATGATAGCCTTATGAGGATTTACAATCTCTCCCTTCGCCTTTTTAAGAGCTGAAATAGCACCACCAAACTTTGATTCAGCACCTTTCATTATTTCATTAAGTGCAGCTTGCCGCATCGCAGGCTCAAGATTTAACTCACCTGCAGCCCCTCCAATTCCTGCCATTAACCCCTTTATGCTATCTATGGGGTTTTTAGTGGACATTCCTCCCATCACATTGTCCAGTATTGAACCGGCCCTACCACCCGCCTGATTAGCTAAGGCAACACCAACAGCTCCAAGGTCAGCGTCTCCAAAGGATTGTGTATATGATGTCTTTAAAGCATCAGCCGGAAGATATAATGCTACTGTATCCTTCGGAGTTCCCCCCTTTTCTATAGCTGTAAAGGTTACATAATGTGGATATTCCCCCGTCTTGCTTTCTAAGCCCTCAGGGTAAGCATGTAAAGTTGCCATTTTACTCTCCGTTGATTATAGTAATACATAGATATTTATATGGGATGGAAAAGAATACACACAGGTAAATTTAAGCCAAAGAACATAACCAAATACAAGGGCAATCCTACCGAGATTGTTTATCGTTCTGGGTTGGAGCACGAATTCATGAAATATCTTGACCGGACACCATCAGTTATAAAATGGTCAAGTGAAGAAATTATTGTGCCGTATCGTTCTCCAATAGATGGTAAAAGGCACCGCTACTTCCCAGACTTTTGGATTAGAGTCGAGGCTGCAGACGGAACCATATCCGAAACCCTAATAGAAATCAAACCCAAATCACAATGCTCACCACCAAAGGGTGGCCCACCAATTGACAGGAAGAAGCGTAGAAGGTATATAAAAGAGGTGAAGACATGGGGGATCAACGAAGCCAAGTGGAAAGCTGCTAAATCCTACTGTGAAATCAGAAAATGGAATTGGAAAATAATAACCGACCACGATCTAACTAAATATGAGTATGGCAGAACAAGTAAATGAGGGTCTTTTAGACAAACTCAAGACAGCAATAAAGACAAGTAACGTAAAATCCAAAGCAAGGGCTGCAGGGGATTGGTTTAGGGAGAAAGCAAAACAAGCTGGTGCTAGTGCACGTATGAGAGCAGTGACTCCCAGCCAACTGATAAAGCGACAACCAGAGGACAACATCATACTTGGAAAAATGTTCTTCTATAAGTATGATCCAAAGTGGGCTAAGAAGTTGCCGTATTGGGATATGTATCCTTTAGTGTTTCCGTTTGAAAAAGCACCGGGCGGATTTTATGGACTGAACCTTCATTATATTCCACCAAGAGATAGAGCGATATTGATGGATAGTTTGAATAAGTATGCGAGTAATGAAAAATATGATAAGACTACTAGATTGGAATTAACATACGCACTACTCAAAGGATATGGTAGAGCGAAACCGTGCGTCAAAAGATATCTTGGCGACCACGTTGCATCATCTACTGTCCGCATAGATGCGGATGAATGGGAAATAGCAATCTTTCTACCAGTGGAAAGATTTCAAAAAGAATCAAAGAAAACCGTCTGGAAAGACAGCAGGAGTTATTACTAATGGCCACATCGCCCTTTTCACCAATTACATTAAAAGAGATTGCCTTAAAGAGAGGTGGATTTACTACCTCTGAACGATTTCAGGTAATCTTTATTCCAAATGGGGTACTTTCTAATATTGGATTATCACAGGAGCTATCATATCTGGTTGAAAATGTAGCACTACCTACAAAGAGTATTTCAGGTGCCAGTAAAATGATCTATGGGTTGGAGTATCAAATGCCATACAGACATGCATATCCAGAAGTTGCTATGACATTTTATTGTACAAAAAATATGGCAGAAAAGAAAACTTTTGATCAATGGCAAAATTATATTATTAACCCACATACTGGAGATTTATCTTTTCACGATGATTATACTTGTGATATAAGAATTAATAAGTTTCATAAAGATGCGACAAACTTTAACAGTCCAGTTTATTCAATTATATTACAAAAAGCTTGGCCCAGTATTGTGGCTGAAGTACAACTAACACACACAGCAGGAAATGAGTTAACAAGATTACCAGTAACCTTTCAATATAAGAAATGGAGGACTATAGGAACTGAAACTGTTACTAGACGTGCTGCTGAGGTAGCCCTACCCACTGATGGGCGGGGATGAATAACAGGACTTTAACAATTAATTAGATTAGGAGATTATTATGGCTTTGCCGAAACTTACAGTAATGAAATACGAACTTATTCTTCCTTCAACTGGAGAAAAAGTTACATACAGACCTTTCCTTGTAAAAGAGGAAAAGATTTTAATGATGGCCGTACAGAGCGAAGATGCTAAAGAAATGGTCAAAGTTCTTAGAGAAATAATAAAAAATTGTGTAGAAAGTGAATTGGATATTAAATCTCTTACTATGTTTGATATTGAATACGTCTTCCTGCAATTAAGAGCACGTTCAGTAGGAGAAACCATACCAGTAACATATTCAGTAGAAGAAGAAAATAAATGCGGCGGGAATTCAGGAGTATTGTGTAATTTTGAATCAATAATCAAGATTGATGATATAAAAGTAGAGAAGACCAAAAATCATAAAGATATGATTGAGTTGACTGATACCATAAAGGTAAAAATGAGGTATCCAGAAATTGAAATGTCAACTGTATTGGGGGGGTTGAAAGGAAAAGAAGTTGTAAATGCCACATTCAAAATGGTTGGCCAATGTATAGAATACATTATGGATAATAATGATATTCACAAAACTTCAGACCACACTGAAGCTGAGGTTGATGACTTTCTAAATTCATTATCTACTGCTCAGTTTAAAGATATACAAAAATTCTTTGATACGATGCCAAAGTTGAGACATGAAATTACTAGTAAATGTACTAAGTGCAATAAAGAGAATACAAAAATTCTTGAAGGGATGGCTGATTTTTTCGTATAGCGCTGAGTCATGACTCCTTGGCGAATCACTATACTACAAATTTCGCTATGATTCAGCACCATCATTGGAGTCTGACTGAATTAGATAATATGGTTCCGTTTGAAAAACAATTATATGTTGACTTATTAAGTAACTGGATAGCAGAAGAAAACGAGAGAATTGAAAACCAAAACCAACAAAATAGAGGTTAATGGATGGCAGACCTAGATACGATAAACAGTACTCTACAAGAACAGAATAAGATTATCAAAGCTTCTGGTGCGGATACTGCCACTCAACAAGCAAAAGATGCAGAACAAGCTGCAGAGGCCAAAATATATGATGATCAGATGTTAGCTGCACTTCATGAAATTGCTGGAAATATTAAAGACCAACAAATCAAAATTCCGGAGGACGATAGCGGAAGTTGGTTAGGTGCAATTCTAAAAGGTCTTGGGTTGATTGGTGCCGGAGCAGCTGGATTAGCAGCAGGACTTCTTGTTGGATGGGTGTCTTTCGTTGGAGACTTATTAAAAAGATTAGGAAAGCTTTTTAAACTTGATAAAATTAAAATGCCAAAATGGTTAGATGATTTCTTCAAGGCATTCACCAAGGAAGGTTCACTCTATAAAAATACTATGAAATACATTGACGATTTCAAGGCACCAAAATGGTTAGATGATTTCTTCAAAGCATTTACAAAGGAAGGTAAACTTGGTAAAAAGGTTATGGCCATCATTGATAACTTTAAGATGCCAAAATTCACATTTATTACTAAGATAATAGATTTTCTTAAAGGTACAGATAAATTTAAAGAAATTAGTAAAGCTATTGATGGAGTCATGGACTTATTTCCAAAGGGTAAGGGTGGTGGATTTCTTGGAAAAATGTTTAAAAGTGTGGGGGATTTCTTCAAACCACTTGGGAAAATTGGAGATATTCTCGGTGACGCATTCAAACCGATTAAAGCTTTACTTGGGTCAGGCAAAGAAGGTAGTGGAATTTTAAAATCTATGGGGGCTTTTCTTAAAGGTGGAATGATAGGAAGGGTATTCAGAGCTTTTGCTAGTGTTGGAAAGGCTCTTGCTGCTCCGCTCACTATCATCATGGGTATTATTGATGGATTCTTTGAAGCAAAAGATGCTATATCAAAAAGTGATGGGGTTATGGCTACACTTGTTAATGGTATTATTGGTGCTATAGGTGGTTTCGTTGATGGTGCAATATTTCAACTCGCAGATCTGATCAAAGATGGAATAGCTTACATTGCTGGATTTTTCGGATTTACTGAAGTTGAAGAGGCACTTAATAGTTTTTCCTTTTCTGTAATGTTCAATGAGTTCTTGGATGATGTCTATAAATGGTTCAACACATTATTCAGCGATCCAGTTACAGCACTAACTACTTTAGTAGCAAACTATTTTGGTGCAATACTAACCGTAGGAGATTTTATTGTTAATATGCTTAAAAAACCGATTATATGGATAATGAGTTTGTTTGGATGGGATGATGCTGCAGCTGCAACTGAAAAGTTCTCCTTTAAAGATACAGTTATGAATGTATTTAATTCAGCGGTAACATGGATCAAAAACCTCTTCGCCGATCCAGTAGCAGGATTAACTGAACTGCTCGGAACTATTGCAGCAGGATATTTAACAATCTTAGATTTCATTACTGCACCTCTCAAGAAAGGTATTGCATGGATACTGAGATTATTCGGCTGGGATGAAGCAGCAGAAACTGCAGAAACATTTTCCTTCAAAACTACAATTATGACTGCCTTCAACGCAGCAGTTACATGGGTTACAGACCTATTCTCATGGAGCTCAGAACCAGTAAAAGAAGGTGACAGTTTTATTGTCAAAACTGTCAAAGATGTAGTAAAAACCGTCAAAGAGTGGTTTGGTTCTATGTTTAAATTTGATTCTGCATCTGAAATAATTACCAGTATAGTTAATGTTTATGCTTTCCTTCCAAATCTAGTAGCAAAAGGTGTTGCTGCTGTTACCGCATGGTTCTTGGATCTTCTTGGATTTAAAGAAGAATCTGAAGCAGTTAAATCTGCTGGTAAAAAGTTTAATTTTGGTGACATGGTAATGAAAGCAGTTACAGCCATTATTGATTTCTTTGATAAAATGTTGAATTTTGATTTCGCGAAGTTTGCAAAAGGAATAATGCCAGCAAAATTATATGATTGGATATTTGGTGGTGGTCAAGAGGTGTCTGAGGCTGCCAAAAGAACCGTAGCTCAAGCTGAATCAAAATTTACTGAAAAGGGTGCTAAAGAATCAAGAAAAGAGCTTGTAAAGATGGATTTAATAGATGAAGACTGGTTCACTAAAGACAATCTTGAATTAGAAAAAATCCAAAAAGCTCTAACGGGGCAGCAGACCAAGGAGGGTGGATTGACCTCAATGGGTAAAAATATGATAAGTGCTCTAACAGAACAATTAGGAGATAAGGATATAAACGAAGAAGAGCGACGAAAACTTTCAGAAATACTGGAGAGAGCAAAAGGTACACATCTGAAAGCAATCAAAGCGAGAGAGAATAAATTGACAACTGATGCCGTCCTCGCCGATCAGGCCACTAAAAATCTCACAAAGGGTGTACAACTGTTAAAGTCGTCGCAAGCAGTTGAACAAGCAAAGGGTGGTGGGTCACCAGTTGTAATAAATAATAATAATGTAGATAATAGTCAATCTAACTCTTCAAGTCAAGCTACTACTCTTAGAGTACCAGAAAGTACTCGTTCCGGTGAAC